TATATATATGGTGTATATGTAGTTATTATAGGTACCACTATATGCTTTTATGATGTGTAGTTTAGCTAACACGTTTGTTACATGCTTAAGATGATGTATAGGGCTGCTGTATAGTGATTTATTATATGGGTATATTGTTTTTAGAATGGCAAAACAAATTATTTTATTTTATTTTAAAATTATTGCTTTATGGATTAGTATTTTCAATTAAACTACCCGTATTTATATAGGCTCTTTTTGGAAGTACTATGAAGTATTAAATAGATATAAGTAATTTTAGTTGTGTAAATATAGATGAGTATTATATTTGATTACCGTCATTGATTTGAGTGCGTAAAATGATTGTATAGTATCTTGTTTATACGTTACACACCTCTCGTGTTTTGGGGGAGCGTTAGGTAAGTGGATTTAAGGCACTTTAAATATTAAGTTCAACAAAATGTGTTAGGAGAAAGAGAAGGACGTTGTCTTTTGGTCGTTTACCTCTCCTATTTGTTTGGAATATTTAAAGGCTAGTCGTCATGAAACTTTTTTATGGATCTATATTTTGCTTTTCATATTGGAGCATTTGTTGGTACTTTCGTACACGTTAGATACCAAGATATAGTGAAAACTAACAGAGGTTAAATCGTAAACCCCTACCCTGATAACCTATGTCTTGTTTAAAAAATACTGCACCTAATGATGAAGTCTGCTCAAACTCAAATGGATTAATTGTGGAAACTTATTTCGGATCATTTACATTTGTGAAAGATACAAAGTGGAGACCAAAAATGTTTATTCAACATTTAAAGGCTTACGTTCTATCAGAATTTTATGGGGAGAAATGTCAAGAATATTTATTGCGAGAACAATTATTTACTCGGTTATCTACTTTTATTAATAATCCACAATATAGACTAAGAGCTATAAATTTAGCCTTTTCTATAATTCATTTTGATTTTGAAGATTTCTTAGATTATGGACAGGATTTTGTACTACCAAAAAGCTATTTCGATTGGTGTACAACATATGATCCATCTTTTGATTTTAAGCACCCTTTGAAGTATGGAGAATTCTTAGTCCATAGTTTAAAATATAATTATGGTGCAACCAAAGAAAGAAATGAAGATTTTAAACTTTTACTTGGTGACTCACATTATATAAGTAAAATGTTGCAATTAGCAGGAGATGTCGAATTGAATCCTGGACCTAGTTTCAGTAAGCCCACATTTAATAGAGAATGTACGATAAATGTGGGAACTGAAAGTTTGGGAGATTGGTTCAATTTACCATCTTTCTTTTCGGCTTTATCTGATAATTTTTCAACTTTCGTTGATAAGATGCCAGACAGAGATGAAATAACTCAATATGCAGTAAAATTATTTTCAAAGATGGAAGAAATTTCTTCAGCGTTAGTTAATTCTTCCGCAAATTTTGCAAATACTTTTGAGAAAGGAATTAATGCTTTAAAGGAAATGGTTACAAAATCTTTAATTTTATTAGTATTCTTAATTTTTAAGTCAGCATTAGCTGCCAATAGCTGTTTAAATGTTATTGGTAAATTTTTGTTCAAATATTTCAATTTTGGACCTATCATTTATAAATTAAAGAATGTAATATTTGGCAGGGACAATAAAGTAACAACTGAAGGATGTATTGATGATTTCTTTGGTCTAGACGCTCAAAAGTATTTACCTGTCGCTGGAACAGCAATATTTGTTATGTTATTTTCTGCAATGTTCAAAAAAGAAGCTAATGATAGAGATATTAAATCTGTCTTTAACGATGCATTTATTTTAAATCGAGGTATAAGTTCTTTTGAAGGATTATTTAACAAAGCATTTTCTATTTGGGATATGATTACAAATAAATTATTACAAAAACAAATTGGAGTGGAGTTCCCATTAAATAAATATGAAGCTTCTATAAAAGTTAATAATTTTATGGTAGAACTTAAAAAAGTTTTTAGTAAAGATTTTGATATGTTGGATTTTGATGAAAAGAAACAATACCGTAGAGATATTGCAGATTTACATAAGCAATCAATAGATATACTTGTTGCTGTTAATTCTATGGAACAGGATAGGCGAGCGGGAGTAAGACAAATGATAACTTTGTTGAATCAAAAATATACACAGGTAATAAGTCAACCATTAACGGGCAAAATGCGTTTACCAATGTTTCCTTTATTATTAGCAGGAGGTAGTGGCGTAGGAAAAACAAGACTTTTACCACTATTACAAGCGATAGCAGCTAAAGTAATTGAAGAAGAATTAGGCGTTCCAATTTCTATTGATAATGTAGTAGCATTAAATATGGAAGCTGAACATGCTGATGGATATTTAGGACAAGCTATTGCATTCTTCAATGATGTTTTTAAAAGAAAAAATTCCGAAACAGCTCCAAATAATGAATTACAATTTTTTATGTGTGCTATTGATCAAGCACCTTTTGCCTTGAAAATGGCAAATCTATTAGAGAAGGGAATGTTTTTTACTAGTATAGTTGGATTGATTTCTACAAATGTGTTGGATATAAAAGAGTATGCAGAAGCTAGTCAATCATACGCAGCTGCAATATGTACCAGATTAAAGAATAATTATAAAGTAACTATCATTCCTTGTTATAGAAAGCATATAACTGTACGAGATAAGACATTTTTGGAACGAGAACAGCAACATTTCCAACATTCCGTTGATCCTAATAGAGCACGTTATGTTGTTTATACAGAGAAGTTCGCCGAGTGCGGTATAAGAGTAATTGATCACAACAATCTTTTGGATACATATACGGACGAAGAATTTGATAGAATGCCAAAGGATTTATTGAGAGATTTACCAGATAATGCTATTAATACATTAGTGTATCGTTTTAGACAATACAACTTAGATCCCTATGAAGAAGTAGGACCTTGGTTAAATTACACTGAATTTGCAACACAATTTGTGGAGAAATTACGTAAACATATTAAATCAAGTAGTATCACACTAGAAGAGCAAAAAATATTTTTCAATTCAAATTTGGAGGATATGCTTAAGGGAACTCGCGTTGAAACTGAAGGTTTATTTTCGGGTTTTGCAAACTGGATGTGGCCTAGAACTGAGGAAAATGATTGCAAGGAAGTAGATGTGTTCCATGATTGCGAAAATAACATAGATGAAGAATATGAAGAGTATATGAGAACCTTCTTAAGCGCCTTTGCAGAATATACTTGTTGGCATGATTTTCATGAATTAGATGATACGGCAGCAAATACTTTAAGTGCTGGTATTAGAAGATTTGGTGACGAATTTCTTCATGACGCAAAGCATAGAGCTAAAGAGATGATGGATAAAAGAGCCCACCACTTTGAGCGAGAATTTTTCCTACATGGAAGTCTTGCTGATAAATATAATGTGCTAAAGAATAAGTTTTTACAGACCAAAACTTTTGTTTTGTTTAAACAGATTGGTTTAGTTTTGAGTAGCTGTATGATGATATATGGAGCTCAAAAGTTAATAAACTCTTTAGTTGATAGAAGGGTCAAAAATACAAATCCAGGTGCCTATGAGGCGATACAGATATATAATGAAAAGAGAGCAAAAAGTTCATGGTTAGAATGGTTCGTTGATTTAATGAAAGGCAATCTTCATACAATTAAATTAACTGATATTAAGGATATTGAATTGAGTTACTCAGATTTAATTGCATTATATGATATGTATGGAGTTGTTGTTACTGCTGAGACAAGTTCCCCGGGCGGAAAATCGCAACAGAGACATAGACTTTTAAGATTGAGAGTACCTACACAAGTAGCAATGGAACTAGTTGATAATATTAAAGACGTTCATTTAATTAAGGATGGAGTTGAATTTTATGAGAGTAAAATTTCTACTGTTATGGTACATACAGAGGCTCTTATGTCGCAACTTACTGAAACTATGTTAGATCACGTTATTCCATCAAGTCAATGGTATATGATGTGTGGTGATTATGGAATAGGAAATGCTACATTCTTAGATGGTGAACATATTCTAGTTCCTTATCATTATATAGAAACAATTAATTCATTGCGTAACCAGAATAGAATCGATGAAAATACGAAAGTGTTTTTTAGACGAGGTCAAACTTTACGCGAAAAAATTCACGGTTCTAGTATATCAAGAGAAATTACAACTGAGGTTCGTTTTTTGAAAGATTTTAAAAGAATAGAAAGTGGTTTACCAACTAATCCCAATAAAAAATTTCAAAAAGATGCTGTTATAATTACTATACCTTCTAAATATCGCAGTGGAACAACATGTAGAGATATTAAGAACAAATTTATACGACGGAAAGAGATGAGTAGATTATCTGCTATACAATGTCAGGGAAATATGTTCAATTGGAGAGTACATGATGGACAAATTTTTGAAAATAATACAACACTGACTGATATAACACCGGTTAATATTATTAAAGAGTGTGAAGCAATGCCTTTAGTTGAAGTGCAGCCTCATACTTTTGAAGATGGTACTAAAGGTGAAGTTTCTATTGTTTTAACAGCTCGTTATGAATATTCTATTAACTCTCGCAAAGGAGATTGTGGGTCTTTATTATACATTGCTGATAATCAATTACCAAATGGAATTGCAGGAATTCATGTTTCAAAAGCGATGACTCCCGGAAAGTCTTGTTCTGTCCCTATTTGCTATGAGGACATACTGGAAACATTAGATGCAAGAGTTGAAACATTAGGTCTTATTCCATTGGTTGAATTAACGAAAGAAGAATTATATGCACCAGATCGTATAGCTCCTGATTACCCTTATGAAGTTTTGGGTAAAATTGTGGATGAGAAGTATACGGTATATCAACCTACTAAATCTTCCTGGCGCCATTCACCACTAGGAGAAAAACTTGAAGATTTAAAATTTAAGTATAATAGTAAAGGACACAATTATGATATAGAATTTCATATGGATACAGCGGTTTTGAGACCTTTCGTAAAAGATTCTACTGAATATAATGTTAAAAATGGAAACATTCATAAGAATAATAAACCTATAGATGAAGAACAATGGAAGGAATTTCATGAAAGTGGTGCAAAATTTGTATCACCTATGTTACAAGGTTTAAAGAAAGCACAAAGGGAAGTTCCTTATTTTTCTCCCATTTTAGTTAGTAGAATAACAGACTTTTTAATTAAAAAATTGGCATCCGGGGGAAAAACTGGTTATTGCGACTTGTCAAAATATTTAAGTTCTGTTACAAATACAGAAATGAACAGTTTTGTTAAAGAGCGCGTTTACCTTGATGATTTAGTTTCAAGAATGATGAAATTTTGTTCTCATGCGAGTGTGGAAAAATATTTTAATAATAGATCTCCTGAAACTTTGCTTGAAATGCGAAATTTTTGTGAAATAGAAGTCGAACCAGAAACATATTATGGACAATTATCTTTATATTATTTAAGTATTGCTGAAGAAATGCGTAAGAGTGATTTTATAGCAGCTTGGCCAGCAATGGTGAGCATGATGTTTTCTCAGGCAAATTTTGTTAATAAACCGATTAAAAAAATTTTTGATATTAGAACGGCAGTCAAAGGAATTGATGGAAACCGTGCGTGTAAATCAATGAATGCCAAGTCGTCTCCGGGTTATGGTGGTATTTTGAATGGAGGTATTCCATATATGAATCGTGGTTTTCCTTTTGGGAAAAAATGTTGGTTTGGAGAGGATTACTTGCTAGATGAAACACAAATGGATATTACTGTCAATGGTAAAGTTGTATGCACGAAGGAACAGGTTCGTGAAAACTTTAAGGATCTACATAGAGATGTTGAAAATATTTTGAATATTGCGAAAGTTGAAAGACCACCTATAATTTTTGTTGCGAGCCTAAAGGATGAAAAACGAGCATTTGAGAAATGTCGTCAAGGTAAAACGAGAGTTTTCTTCCAATGCGATATGTCTACTTGTATCGCTTCAAAAATGATTTGTGGTCCGATTTGGTCTTGGTATATATTAAATAATATAGAGAATCAATTGTGTATTGGTATAAACCCTTATGGTATAGATTGGGAGCGAATTGCTGAGAAAGTAACCCGTTTCGGAGATAAGTGTATTGTTGCAGGTGACTATGCAGCTTTTGATCAATCTCAAGGTATGCAGAACATGATCTATGTGGATGAAGTTGATGAAGGGGTTGCTATTAGAGGAGATATTACTTGTCCTGAACAATTAACACAAATGAGAAATTTACAAAACGGCATTTCTAAGAAACATATAATTATCAATAATGTTGAAGTCATGATTGAACAAATAGTAGAAAGTGGTGGTCCTAAAACTTGTATAAAGGATTGCATTTTAAATTTGATTAATATGTATTACTTATTTAGCTTATTATTTGATAATTGTGGTATTTTGGATAATGAATTAATGTTAAAAATTAATGATGCTTTAGGAATAGTCGCAGATTTTGAGGAGTATAAGAAAACATCTGAGTTTTTGAGTTTACCATCTATGACTAAAAAACACATTGAAATTGTTAATACACGGGTTATTCCAAAAGTTAGTTTAATGGATTCAGCAGATTATATTGAAATACAAGTTTGTGGTGATGATCATCTATTAGCTGTCTCGAAAGAATTGCAACCTTGGTTTAATCAACGTACTATATCATCTCTTATGAGAATAATTGGAATGGATTATACTGATGAAACAAAAACTGGAGTTATGCCTCCGGACTTAAGATCTATTGAAGAAGTAACTTTTCTTAAGAGAAAATTTAAAAAATTTAATAAATACGAACGAAAATGGATCGCCCCCTTGGATATTGATGTTGTGAAGGAAATACCATTGTGGCGAACTAATAATCAAAGTATTGAAGCTCCTGAAGCTCTATTTGATAATATGAAAACCGCTTTACGTGAAATGGCATTGCATGGTAGAAAAGAGTATGAAGACATGAGAAAATTCTTTGAATTTTCATGGAATGAGTTGTATCCTAAAAAGGAGGTACACTTTGAAACTCATGAAGTTTCTCTCTATGCAACTTTGAATTCGGATTCTGATTTGGAATTTTGACTAAATTTAGTATTAAGTTTTATATTTGCACTATGCCTCTTAGTTTTATATTATAAGAGGAGACAAGTACGTGTACTGTGCATCTTAAAAATAAAATGTAATGAGCGAACGCTTCGGCTAATAGCTAACAATAAAATGGATAAAAATATACAATCAAATTTTAAAGAACAAGAAATTGTTAAATATTACCTACAAGGTATCTATAATAAGTCTAAAATTTTTTCTGATCAAAAAGACACCCCTTATGCTGATGAATTAACACTGGATGATTCTCCTCATTCAATAACTAATTTTCTTCGTCGTCCTATTGATATTTATAATTTTAAATGGTCAGTGAATAATGCGGTTAATACGGAATTAATTCCAGGTGGGCTTAAGTTTCCTGATGTCTTATTAAAATCTCAATCTGTTAAGGATAAATTGCGGAATTTTGTGGGTATGAAGGGTAAATTGATGCTTCGTATAAAAATAAACCCTCAACCCTATCAACAAGGTGTCTTATTAGCTTATTATATTCCTAATGCGCAAAAGATTTCTCAAAAAGTATCAATGATACAAGCTTCTTTATCTGGTAAAACAGGATGTCCCGGGAATGTGTGTATTGATGCACAAGGTGGTACGATGTATGATATTGAAATACCTTACGTGTCTGAATTTAATTATTATGGTTTGTTAACAGGACAAGGATCATATGGTAATTTTTATTTTACTCCTTTATTGAAACTGAGTTCAAAAACAGCAAATGATTTCATTAATATTACAATTCAAGCTTATTGGATAGATCCACAACCGCAATTTACAACTGGTGTTGATATGAAAGTTCCTACAGAAAGCGAAGAACAACAATTACATTCTAACACTCTAGAAACTGGTGGAAATCAACATGTTTCAAAGATGGGACTAATTGATACTTTACAAACAGATGCAATAAAACCCTCAACAGTACTTAAAACTGGTGCTAATTTATTGCAATTAGCAGGATATCAGAAACCCAATATTGAAACTGGAATATGTCAATCTCATCTACAAACCAATAAATTCATGGCGAACTATAATGGTGAGCAATTCTCGCATTCAATGGCTTTAAGTTCAACAAATAAATTGGAACATCCTCCTTTTCCTACATCGACTGAAGAGGATGAAATGAATCTGCGTAACATTTGGATGAAATCTACATATTATCGCAGTTTTACTTGGACAACATCTAATTCTAAAGGAGATATTCTATATCATGATGAAATTTATCCTGCAAAATTTTCACCATCTGAAACTTCTAATGTTTTAAATTCAACTTTTCTGGGTTATGCAACAGCACCTTTTACTCAATGGAAAGGTTCTATTGTAGTTAAGGGTCGACTGGCTAAAACACAATATCATTCTGGATCAATTCGTATTTCATGGTGTCCAGGACTGTATGACACGGATTTCAATGCTAATAATATAGTTGCACCCAATTTTAATATGAATATGAATTATTCTGTTGTTATAGACATTAAAGAAAATAACGAGTTCACTTATGTTATACCTTATACTACTGTAGCACCTGCACTAGCTAATGTTAATCCATATTCTCTTCAATCCAAAGTAATTGCAAAACACAATTGGTGTTGTGGATCTATCGTAATAGACGTATTCTCCGATTTAGTTGCAAATCAAACTATTGTTGTGCCAACAATAGATTTTGCAATTTTTATGTCAGGAGGTGCAGATCTAGAAATGATGGGAGCCACATCACCAAATGTGTTTCCTTATTATCCCGCAGTTGCAACCGAAGGTGTCTCGGAAGTCATGGACGAACGTTCTGAAGAAAGCAATGAAAGTTTGCAGCCCATTACTGGTAGGCTTAAGGATACTTATTTATCTTCTGCCCTTTTGACAGGAGAATGTGTAACTTCTGTTAAAAATTTTCTGGGAAGGCAAGCTTTATATGCAAGTATTGATGGTGTTACAGCAACAAATACTATTAAAGTTTCTCCATTCGATTTTCAACGACCTTTGTCAACTATAACAGCTAATATTACAAACTTTGACTTTCTCGATTATTTCTCTTTTATTTATGGGTGGTATGCTGGAGGAGTTAACTTATCTATGTATTGCTTCTCAGACACTATTTCACGTTATTATGAAATTCGAAGTTTACCCGGCTTGAACGCTTATTATCCTGACTCATTTCCAAGAGCCACTGCTTTAACATTAGCTGAAAATAATAATTATATGAAAACTTTGGCATTATTGCCAATTCCGACACAAGTTGTCAAATCTGATTTAGAAGGTATGGCTCATATAATGGTTCCTTATTATAATAGAGTTCAAATTACTCCTGCTTTGACTCAACCTCAAACAGTCGATTTAACTGAAGAAGGTTCTTATCCAAGTCCTATTATATATATACAAACTCCTAGAGCTTTTTCAAATACACGTATATTTCGAGCAGCTACCGATTCTTTTCAATTTTATTATTTACTAGGACCTCCTCAAGTAGTATTACTATCAGGATCAGCCCAATTAAATCCATTCATTTATCCTAATGTTCTAATCGATAAACAGAAACAAACTGTAACTGATCAAAGTGGAGGTACTTTTAGAGTGAGCCCTTTCTTTCAAAATGATAGTTTAGATTTTGTAGGTACCACACCAATAACTTTGACACCAAATACATTTTTCCTTTCAAGGTATAAAACGAATGAGGATGATCCTTGGTCGTATATGGTTACACCTGGTGGTGATTCATATAACTTTACTCTAGCAGATGGAGATATGAGAATATCAAAAGATGGCTTAACTTTTAATACTTGGAATTTGTTGAATGGTAGGTTTTCAAGGACTACTACTGGTGGTCAATCAACATTTCACGTTTTGAAACCAATTGAATTATCTGATTCTAAACCCATAAAAAGGTCAACAATTAGTGGTACCAATTCTATTTTCGGTTCTACATGTACTGTTGCTGGAGTAAATAGTGGTCAATCTTTTACGTTTGATTCAAAAGTCATAGTAACAAATGAGGCAGGTATTTTAGCTTTTGTAATATCTACTGGTATTCCATTAATTATTCCTAAAGGAGAAACAATAATTGTTGGAAGTGCTGGTACCATTACTTATAAGGGTTTATCCCTTTCTTTGATTAGGATAGTGGGAAATGACGTGAAGTATACAAATGGTCTTACCCCTGAACCTTATGTTCTAAATGAATCTTTATAAATAAAATATAACTTTGATCCGTGCTTGCGGTTATAATACAAGACATCCGAATGTGCGGTAATAATACACAAAAATCCTGAAGACCGCTTGAGCGCATTAAGTTGTGGTCGCGAAGTAAGGTCAGTAGAATTGACTGCAATCAATTCAATATAATATATAAAAACAAAAATTTTTCAGAAATGAATATTTCCGGCATCTGTTTATCGTACAGGTTTTAGAGTTAGTCCGGTAGTTTTTCACGTATTTTATTAACAACCGGTACTACCTATAAACGCGGGTATTATGACATAGAGGTGTCGTACATAGTCGTG